CGGATAGTAAGCACGTTGGCAGATATAATTTATATGCTGTTGTTGTTACTAACGGAGAAACTATTATTGAATATATTACTGCTGTTTATAATAATAGGAGATATGATTTTTCAATAGAAAAGAAAAGGCTAATGTGGGAGATCAAGGTTGATGATTATAATGTATTGATAAAAGTTCCGCGAATACCTATGGCTGTTTACAATGATGTTCCACTATTGAATGATAGTGTTAAGCGGGATAGTGATGTTAAAATAAAATTTTATGAAACAAATGTTTAGCATATCAATGTGGTCTAATGGAAAAAGAGATTTTATCTCTTCCGGGAATGGTTATACTAATGATGTTTATGATTTCATTAATAATCTAGTTCCTGAGAGTTTTGGATTTGCTGCTCGCAATGATGTTGTTTTTGTTATAAAATATGTTGACAGACCTTATTTAACGAGAGAACAACCTTTCAGACAAGATTTTTTAAATACTGCAAAAGAAATAGAATTAGAATGATTAAGATTGTAGAAGGCAAAGCTGTAATGACAGATCAGGCATGGGCTATTCCATTAGTCAATAGTATTTATAATAATGACAGGAAAAGCCAGAAGGTATCTTTTGAGATGTGGATGCGGTTTGTTTATTTTGCTTATGACAAGAAGAGTATTTACAGGAACTATTTACCGGAGGAGAGAGAGAAGAAAGTTGTAGAGATGTTATTTCCTGATAAGACTGTTGAATATTTTCTCAAGAAAAAAGATATGAAAGCTTTTATCAGATTTTATATTGAGAGCACTTATAGTTTTAAAGAGATTCTTTATCGGAGATTATTGCAGGACATTGAGGACATGATGGATAGGGTTAGTAAAGTTCCCATGGTAAAGAAAGTGAAAGTATCAGGAGATAAGGAAGTATCTTTTTATTCACAGATAGAAAAGAAAACGGTAAAAGAAACGATAAAAATTAATTCATATATAAATGTTGATAATAGCGAGCAGAAGTTAAAATCCATGGTTTTATTGGATAAGTTGTTAGAACGAGAGGTAAAGTTAAAGAAATCTTTAAAAGAAGAAGAGATAGCAAATGAATTAGAAAAGCAAAGAGTAGCTCGAATGTTTGATAAATAATAAATACTACTATGAGAAAGTTAAATGAAGTCGCTAAAAAGCGCATGACAAAAAAACGCATCACATTAAACGTAAAGGCTGAAATGGATGCTAACTACCAAAAGAACGAGAAAGTGGCTGAGAAGTCCTCTGAGGGTTCTGTACGGGCATCTAAAAAGAAATCTACTAATAAGAAACCTAAAAAGGAAAAGAAAGTAGTAACTGTTAAGAAGTAAATTAAGTGAGATTCAAAAAAACATACAGAGCCAGTCCGGTTATACAGAATAGTGATCTTCCATGGGAATATGATTTGTTTCATAAGTCACCGGAAGATGTACCGGTTAATCTTAAAGAGTATAAAGATTATCTGATAGACAATCATATCATCATTGATAATGAATGGTGGAATGAGCAGTATGACAGATGTCTTAATGGCTTTGATATTCCTGATGCTATAGAAAAGGGAGGGAATGCTTATGTTGATGAACAAGATGTATTTTGGAATGACAGTGCAAAAGAAGTAAGGTATCTTGAAGATTATGATTATGAAATTCCTCCTAACAGTTGTTATATTCCTAATTATGATTTATTGATAAAGAATAAGACTATTCATATTACGGGCAGGCATTATTTCTATTTAAACTTTTGGAAGATATTTCGTAATAGAGATGATGTAGCGAGGAAAGATATTTTACCTCCTAAGTTCATTGATATTGATTTCTTTTTCTTTAGAAGAATGGAGATGATGGTTGAGCAGGAGAAAGATTCTCTTGAGATCAAATCCCGCCAGCTTGGATATAGCGAGAAGGTGGCTTCTATGCTTGGCTATAATTTCACTTTTTACAGAGCTTCTGTTAATATTGTTGTAGGTGGTCAATCAGATGATGCGGCTCACACTATGGAGAATGCTCAACGAGGATTAGTTAATCTTATTAACACTCAGTTCTACAAAGAGAGAGATAAAAGTAAATCTGACTTTTGGAGAGCTAAACATTTTAGAAGTGAACTTAGATCTTTATCTGCAAAAGATAATACTCAATCAGTATCAAGATTTTCACCAAGTTTACTTATTCTCGAGGAATGTTTTGCAAAAGATACTAAGATATTAATGGCTAATGGTGAGTTTAAGAAAATTCAAAATATCAAGGTTGGAGAATATGTAAAAGGAGAGAACAGTAGAGCAATGAGAGTTGTTCATAGAACAAAAGGTAAAGGACCACTTTACAAAGTAAATCAGTTACGAGGAAATAGTTATGTAGTAAACGAGGTTCATAGATTAAGATTAGATCAGCGATGTAATTCATCGTATAAAGATGATGGAATAAAGTATCATACTGTAAAGCAATTAGAGTCTCTATCTCCATATAAACGAAGAACTACATATGGAACTAAGAGTTCGGGTATTGAATACAATGAGAAGAAATTAATTTTAGATCCATATTTTTTTGGATTATGGTTGGGAAATGGAAGATCAGTAGATTTGACAATATCTACTAAAGAAAAAGAGATAGTAGATTATTTATATGAATTTGCCAGACTAAACATGTTCAATATAAATGTTAATAATCTAGTAAATGCAAATTCTGCAAAAATAACTATTTCTGATGGTAATGGATATCCAAGGAAAGTTCTGGAAAAATTAAAGATAAGAGGAAACAAGCGAATACCAAGAAGATATTTTATAAATAGTAAACGAGTTCGATTAGAATTACTAGCAGGTATAATAGATACTGATGGATCTTTAATCAAGAGCACTAATTCTTATTCTTTTGCTTATGAAGTAGTAAAAAAGAGTAAAAAAATAATTACTCAAATAATTGAATTGTCAAGGAGTTTAGGTTTTTATGTGTCAATAATAAAATCTAAAAAAATAAAGGGTTCTGAATATCACAGAATAAGAATAACAGGTTATATAAATGAAATTCCTGTAAAAGTTCTTCATAAAAGAGTTCCTTTAGATTATAAAAGAACATCTAATCCTTCTAATACTCCGATAAGTATAGAGGATTATGGAGTAGGAAATTACTATGGTATTACTCTTGAAGCTTACAAGGACGAGGACAGAGTATTGATTTTAGAGGATTATACTTTAAGTATGAATTGTGGAAAATGGCAGCAAGGGTTTGTTAAAGAGCTTAAACAGTTTGTTGATGTATCTACACAGGCAGAGAACAAGAAAACAGGATATATTGTAATGGTTGGAACAGGAGGATCAATGGATCTAGGTGCAGCAGACTTAGAGAAAATGGCATATAATCCTGATTCTGTAAATGTACTTTCTTTTAAAAATGTATTCGATAAAGACAATACTATATTCCATAAAGTAGGACACTTTACAGGTGCTAAATATTTTCGGGTAATTGACGAGGATGGCAATAGTGATACAAAGGCAGGAGGAAAAGCGGTATTAGAAGAACGAGAGAAGTTAAAGAGTAAAGACAAATATACTCATACTACACAAAGAGCATTATATTTAAGTGATGCTTTTATGATTAATACCGGAGGTTACTTTGGAGAAGATGTAGCTATGTGGTGTAATCAGCAAATAAGTTTTTTAAGGACTCATCCAGAAGCAGACATGGTTGAACGAGGAAGATTAAATTGGAAAGATGCAAAAGACTATTGGAAGGGTGTTTATTTTATTCCTGATCCAGAAGGTCCTTTTCATATTCTCGAACATCCAATGTTAGATAATGATAATAAACCTTATTTGAATCTTTATGTTGGAGGTACTGACTCTTACGATCAGGACGAGAGTTATACATCGACATCTCAGGGAGCTTGTGTAATTAAAAAAAGGTTTCTAAATGCGGATAGTACATATAACCTTTATGTTGCTTACATACTAGAAAGACCAGAAACGGCAGTAGGTGGTAAGGACGTATTTTTCGAACACACAGCAATGCTTACTATGTATTACATGGCAAAGAATCTCATTGAGTGGAGTAAGATATTAATTTTTGAATGGTACACTCGTAAGGGGTTAGAACCTTTATTGAAAGAGAGACCTGAATTTGTGATGTCAAAAGTTATTATCAAGAGTCAGGCTACTAACTATTACGGTATAGATCCGAGTACAAAAACTTCATGGTTAAGATTACAAGCAGATTATTTAAAAGACGAGGAGAATGTAAAGAAATGTTTTTTTCCGGTATTTTTAAAAGAGTGGGCAACTTTTAAGTATATTCCCGGAAACAGTGGAGGCAAATATAACAGTGATGTAGTAATAGCTACTTCGTTATGTGAAACGTTCTGTGAGGACGTAAGAGAACTTCCGGTAGTATCAGAGGGAGAGTTTGATGATAAAGATCCCATGCCTGTTTATAAAATGGATGGCGGAACGATTGTTCAGCAATGGTAATAAATCTCTAAACGAGTTACAATGAATTTAGCAAAAGACAGTAAAACAAAAGAAGGTCGTGATAACATAGTGAAAAGTCTCACTATGCAGGGCGAGAATGCATTTCTAAAAAACAGAGATACTATCTGTTGGCAGATGTTTAACAATACTAATGACACTAAGGAATTTGAATTTCTTACTAAAGTAGGAGAGTTTGATTTGCCTGCTAAGATTCGTCGTATTCCTATTCAGAGAAGTAAAGCTAATATTTTACTTTCACAGCAATCTTTAAGAACTACAAAGTTTAGTATTAAGATTTCTGATAAGAGTGGCGTTGCTAAAAAGTTAAATAATATGTATCAGGCATTGATGATGATGTTCTTTCAGCTCGCTAATCAAAAGTATCGTACTATTGAGTTTGAGATGCAGCAGATAGATTCACAGATTCAACAGATGCAGGCTATGTTACAGAACGAGCCACAGAGTTCGGAAGAGGCTGCCCAGCAGCAGCAGATTAAAGATGCTTTACCACAGGTTATTTATCAAACCAATATGGTTAAAGATAATATGACACAAGCATTAAAACTATCAAAAGACGAGCAGGAGAAGTTTATTGCTAAATTTAAAGATGACTATGAAGATTTGTATGAGATTTATGCTCATAAGCTTCTTGTTAAACTTTATGACGATCATGATGTAAAAACTGTTTCCGTAAAGAATTTTCGAAATAAGATTGTAGTAGGACGAGAATATAACTATGTAAACTTTAATTGGAAATCTAAAGAGCTTGAATATAAATCAATGAATCCTTACAGGTTAAGATATCCGAATATTGAAGATATTGAATGGACTCAGGATTTACCATGGATAGCTACAGAGACTTATATGAGTAAAGAGCAGATTAAGGCTAACTTTATTCTTAATGCGGAACAGTTAAAAACTTTGGAAGCTTTGGATGATTCTGTAGTAACTGAAAGTGAGGGTGCTTTTGTTACCGGTCCTGGGCAGGTAGTTATTTTGGATAATGAAGCACCAGAGAGAAATAAGTTTATGACAACGAGTTCCGGGCTTTCTGTAAGAACAGTATGGTGGAGAGCAGACGAGAAGATCAAAGCTATTCAAGGACCTAACAAATACAAGAAGGGGAGTTTCTTTACTCAGTTTGTAAAAGGAGAGAAAAAAGTAATTGATACTAAGAACAACGAGTATAATAAGAAAGACCAAACTTACAGGGATAAAAAGACAGGTGTAAGAAGAAAACGAGAAGATGTCGCTACTTATAATTCTGCTAAAGGAGAGAAGTACTGTAAGAGATATTTTGATAAAAGATATTTTGGAGTAAACATTAATAATGGTTCTATTGTTATTTCAGCAGAAGATCCGGTTCAACCTCATCCAACAGGATTATATGGTTACACTCCATTACCAATCATCGGTAAAACATTCAACGGTATCGGAGAAGCTCCGTACAGTCTCATATGGGTCACTACAGAGCTTCAAAAGCAATATTGGATAGTTTCATACCACAGAGAGCTTACATTCGCTCTAGCGGGTGCTTCTGGCGTTGTATTCGATTTAAGCCAAAAGCCTGATGGGATGAAAAAGGAGGAATGGTTTTATCACATGAAATTAGGTAGGTATTTAATTCAGACATTAAGTAAGACAGGTGCAAGAAAAAATACTGGTTATAATCAGTTTTCTAAAGTTGACCAGACGCTTACAAATTCTATTCAGTACTTTGAATTGATACTACAAGGTATAGAACAGCAAATAGGAACGCTTATGGGTGTTCCAAGACAACGAGAGGGAGAAGTAAGGAATACAGATCAGGTAGGAACATTTGAACAATCCAATAAACAGGCAATGCTTGTAACAGAGATAATGTTTAAAGAGCATGACGAGGTTGAAAGAAAAGCTGTAGAATCTTTGTTGAATCTTGCTATTCAGTATCGGTATAAACCGGGTGATGTTGTTGATGTCAGTGACGAGGAGGCTGAATTGATAGAGATTCCTTATGACATGAATGATCGCAGGTTTAGTTTAAAGCTTGTTAATTCTGCCAAGCAGGATATGGATTTAGATGAAATGAAGAGAATGAGTGGTCAAATGGCTTCGCGAGGAGTATTACCATTTGATTTCTTATTTAAAATCTTTTCCATTGATTCTATGAAAGAATTGGAAGCTCTTGTAGTTGAGCAGACGAGATTACAGAATGAGTTAAGGATGCAGCAGAATCAGGCTACAGTAGAAGCAGAAGCAGCAGCAGAGAAAGCGAAGATAGAGTTAGAGAATAACTTTAAAATGCAGATGCAGGGAATGGAGATAAAACTCGAAGATGCTAGATTGAGATTAGATCAATACATAGGAACGAGAAAGCTTGATATTGAAGAGCAGAAAGTTGGTATTGATGCAGAGTCAAAAGCTATTGATGGTCAAATGAAGGCACAGGAGAAAGCAATCGATACTCAATTAGATGTTGCAAGACATCAGGAAGAGGTAAGACGTAATAAGGTGGACGAGCAGTTAAAGCTTATTGAATTACGTTTAGAGAGTATGTTAAAGAGTGCATCTGTTAACCATGAGTTAGGTATTACAGGAAGCAGACAATCATAAATATTGATATCATGGGATTGTATAATTCAAATATAAAAGATGGTTATGTTCCTGCTGCAGATAATACTCGTACGCAACGGGCTCCTGCCAGAGTGTTAATGACTGATAGTATGAGGCAAGAACAGTCTATTGGTACTGAAAATATTGAGGCAAAGAAACGAGCAAAACGAGAAAAAGAAGCTATTAATGCAGCGAGACCCTATCAGGTTGCTAATGATATATTGAAATCTCCTATGCTCGGAGTGAAATCATTAGTAGAATTAGATCCACTTCTGGCTATTGATGAAAATAAAAGAAGAGATTATTTTGATAATGAGACTGTAGGCGGTGCAGCTCTAACAGCAACAGAAGGATTGGCTTTAGAATTAGGTGGTAATCTTGCAATGAAAGGATTAAAAAAAGCAAAAGGATTATTTACAGAAGAAGTTAATTCTCTGGCAAAAGAAATTTCTGAAAAAGATTTTATTGAAAAGATTAAAAGGTTTATTAATGAAAGAGTAAATCCAACTCCTTATTCTAGTAATGCTGCTAATAGAACAAAAGAGAATTTTCTTGATAGATTGTTTTCTGATGAAGGATTAAAAAGAGCAAGGGCTCTTGGTATTGATGATGAAGCTTTAAATCAGATGAGAGATATAAATATTTATAAAGAATTTGGTAAAAATAATGCTTCTTACAGAACATCAAGATATTCTTTAGAAAATGATGTACTTACTAGAAATGAAGGGATAGGCGATATTTATATTGGAGAAGGTATAGATGAAATAGATGTTCCATGGGTTACAAGACATGAGGGTGAACACGCTATGCAAGATGCTTATAAAAAAAGTTTTGAACGAGGCTATATTCCAGATATAAACAATGAATTA